CAGCTAGAGGCCAACATTCAGATGGCACTATCTAAGAATGATATTAATCTTGAGGACGCTATTGACATAAGAGAGATCAAGAACATTAAGTTGGCTAATCAGCTCTTGAAGATGAAGCGGGTAAGGAAGCAGGAGAAGGAGCAGCAGATGCAGATGCAACAGCAGCAGGCTCAGGCTCAGGTTCAGATGCAGTCTCAGCAGATGGCTGCACAGACAGCTATGCAGAAGATACAGGCCGAGACTCAGTCGAAGATACAGGTTAAGCAGGCAGAGATTGCTTTCGAGATTGAGAAGATGTCTAACGAGGCAGAGCTCAAGCGTCAGTTGATGCAGGTTGAGTTTGACTTTAACATGCAACTATCGGGCATGCAGGCTGAGGGATTAGCTGAAAGAGAGAAGTCTAGGGAGGATGCTAAGGCTAAGAGAATTAGTCAGCAGAACACCGAGCAGTCTCAGCTTATTAATCAGAGGAAGAATAATCTTCCACCACAGAATTTTGAATCAAACGAAGACAGCTTAGATGGTTTCGATTTAGCGGAATTTTCACCTAGATAAAAAATATTGTATGAAAAGAAAAGACACCCCTCTAGCCCCAACAGTATTTCCAAATGGAAGTGTAGTTAAAATGGGGAGAAAAAAACACGCTAGAAAAAGTAGGCAATATGCTCATCATGTAGAGGGGGAGCCTAGCGGGTCTAAGTCAACTCATTTAATGGTGGATGATATTCTAGACTCTAGTGGCAAACCAAGAAAGAAGGGTCCGTACCATGTTTTCCCTAGTATAACCACCTCGAAGAGTGGTTATAAATTTCAAAACGAGAACGAAGCATATAAGGCCGGGGAGGTTTATCAGTTTAAAAGAAGGAAAAGAGCTGAGAAGTTTGCTCATGGAAGTTGGAAGAAGGGAAGAGATAGAAGGGACGCTATGAAGGCTTATAGAAAAAGCAAAAAAAGATAATTTATTTTTTATGTAACTTTGTAAAAATCAAATCCAATGGAAATTAAAGTAAGAGAAGTAGGTGGTTCGGAGGAGAAATCCGTACAGGAAGTAGAGAAGGAATTGCTAGATAAGCATGAAGATTCTCTAGATGAGACACCTAAAGACGAAGCGGTCAAGGAGACTGTGGAAGAGACAAAGGCTGAAGAGCCTGTGGGGATGACTGACAATGACGTTCTTTCATTTATTAAAGACAGATACGATAGGGAGATAAGCTCTATGGATGAGCTCCTAGCCGAGAGAGAGGTTAAGGAGGATCTACCTGAAGATGTGGCTTCCTATCTAAAGTATAAAAAAGAGACAGGTCGAGGGATCAATGACTATGTTAAGCTACATAGGGACTTTGACTCCATGGACCCGGACTCTTTATTAAAAGAATATTTCATGGCTACCGAGGAGGGATTAGACTCTGAGGACATTGAGGCCATGATGGATGACTTTATTTACGATGAGGATCTAGACGATGAGTCTGATATCAAGAAGATAAAGTTAGCCAAGAAAAAAGAAATTGCTAAAGCTAAGAAGTATTTCGAAGAACAGAAGGAATCTTACGCTGCACCGCTTGAGTCAAGCCGGGGTTCTGTTTCCGAGGAAGAGAAGAAGGAAATCGAAAGTTATAAGCAATACATAGCAGAAGCTGAAACTCAGAAAAAGGAGGGAGAGAGAAGGAGAGATTGGTTCTCCAAGAAGACCGAGGAGTTATTCAATAGTGAGTTCAAAGGTTTTGAATTTAAACTAGATGACGACAAGGTTGTGACTTTTTCTCCGGGTGACGCAGATCAGTTAAAGAAGGCCCAAGAGACACCGATGAATTTCATCAACAAGTATCTCAACGAGGAGGGCATGATCACTGACGCTGCCGGATACCACAGAGCATTAGCGATGGCTATGAATCCTGAGAAGTTTGCCAAGTTCTTTTATGAGCAGGGTAAAGCTGAAGCGACTGAGGATGTGATGCGTAAAACTAAAAATGTCAACATGACTGAACGCAGAGCTCCCGAGGTTACTTCTAAATCAGGGACAACTGTGAGGTCTTTGTCAAACGACTCAGGTCGTGGGTTAAAGATTCGCAGTCCAAGAAACAGAAGTTAAATAATTTAAAAACGAAAAAAAATGGCAGGTTCAGTATTAGCCACGCCGGGGTTCCAAATTCAGCCTAGCGCAGAGCAGGTTCCTTTGGCAACAAACTACATTACCGACTTCGATTTCCTTAATCAGTATCTACCTGATACGTATGAAAAGGAATTTGAGCGATATGGTAATCGAACAATCTCCTCATTCTTAAGAATGGTAGGAGCAGAAATGCCTTCTAACTCTGACCTTATTAAGTGGGCAGAGCAAGGAAGACTTCACACAAAATACACAGACGTAGGTACTGCAGCTATCTTAGCGGCAGATACAGCTACATTCCAAGTAAACGACACGTTAGTACCGGGAACAGGAGACATTGCGATCCGAGTAGGTCAGACAGTTGTTGTTTCTCAGAATGGTGGTACAGGTCAAAACAAGGCTGTTGTTACAGCAGTAGACTTGGTTAACGCACAGTTTGACGTTGCTTTCTACGAAGCAGGTGGTCTTGTAACTGCGGGTACAGGTCTAGGTAACGCTGACGTTACAGTTTTCATCTATGGTTCTGAGTTCCAAAAAGGAACTGCAGGAATGCAGGGATCTTTGGAGGCTGACGATGAGATCTTTGACAACAAGCCGATCATCCTAAAAGACAGATATTCTGTTAACGGTTCTGACATGGCTCAGATCGGATGGATCGAAGTAACAACTGAGAACGGGGCTTCCGGATACCTTTGGTACTTGAAGTCTGAGCACGAGACTCGTCTACGATTTGACGACTATCTAGAGACAGCAATGATTGAAGCTGTTCCTGCTGAAGTAGGATCAGGAGCAATTGCTGCTATAGGTACAGGTCTAGCCGGATCAGCAGGTTCAGAAGGGATCTTCCACGCTGTTGAGCAGAGAGGAAACATATGGGGTGGTGGTAACCCTGCTACTCTTCCTGAGTGGGATACCATTATCAGCCGACTTGATAACCAAGGGGCTATTGAAGAGAACGTAGTTTTCTTGGATAGAAACTTTGGGTTCGATGTTGACGATATGTTAGCAGCTCAGAACTCATACGGTGCAGGTGGTACTTCTTACGGTCTGTTTGACAACGATGAGGAGATGGCTCTTAACCTTGGATTCTCCGGATTCCGAAGAGGCTATGACTTCTACAAGACTGATTGGAAATACTTGAATGACCCAACAATGCGAGGTGGTCTACCGACAGGTGCAGGATCAGGGCGTGTAAATGGACTATTAGTCCCTGCAGGTTCTACAACTGTATACGATCAAATCCTTGGCAAAAATGCTAAGAGACCATTCCTTCATGTTCGATATCGAGCTTCTCAAACTGAGGATCGAAGATATAAGACTTGGATCACAGGTTCAGCAGGTGGCGCAGCTACTAGCGACCTTGATGCAATGGAGGTTCACTTCTTGTCAGAGAGATGTGTTTGTACCATGGGTGCGAATAACTTCTTCTTGTTCCAAGAGTAATATTACATGTTCATCTGATATTGGGGGCCTTAGTGCCCCCTTTATTAAATCTGTCCCACACTGTGGGACATAAAATTTAATACAATGAAATCTAAATTAAAAGACAAGACATACAAGCTTACAAGGGGTGCGGCTCCCTTATCTTACATACTGCCTGCAAGAAACACTAGAAGATTCCCACTACTTCATTTTGACGAGAAGACTCAGACCAACCGCCCACTCAGATATGCTAGAAATCAGAACAGCCCATTTGAGGACGAGCAGGATGGTCAGGCCATTGTTGAGCCTATCATCTTTGAGGATGGCTTCTTGACAGTTCCAAGAACTAACCCTGTACTACAGGAGTTCCTTCACTATCATCCAATGAACGGAGTTAGGTTCGTTGAGATTGACGAGAAGAAGGATGCTGAGCAGGAGCTAGAGCAAATGAATATGGAGGCTGATGCTCTTCATGAGGCTAGGAACTTAAGCGTGGAGGATCTTGAGAACTTAACTCGAGTTCTTTTCGAGAGAAACCCTGACTCATTAAGTACGGCAGAGCTCAAAAGAGATATGATCCGGTTTGCTAAGTCGTATCCTGCAGATTTTATGAAGGCAATATCTGACCCTAATCTGAGCTACGAGTCAAATATTCAAAAGTTCTTTGATCAAAAATTATTATCTTTCAGGAATAATAAGAAGGAGGTATACTTCAACACCCCTTCTAATAAAAAGAGAATGCTGATGATTCCATTTGGAGAGGACCCCATGTATGTGGTATCCTCCTACCTAAAGAGTGATGATGGATTGGATGCATTAAAGATGTTAGAAAATCAACTTTCATGATTTCTGCTTTCCATGATTTAGTTGAGAGGGGTTCAAAAATGAGCCCCTCTTTTTTTTTGTTTATCTTTGTGAAAAGGGTTGAAAATGATAAACTCAGTTAGGAATACTGTACTCTCGGTATTGAATAAAAATAACTACGGATACTTATCTCCTTCAGACTTTAACCTGTTTGCTAAGCAGGCGCAGTTAGATTTGTTTCAGGACTACTTCTATCAGTACAATTATCAGGTAATGAAAGAAAACACTCGTCAGTCCGGAACAGGATACGCTGATATAAAGAAAGGTCTTGAGGAGGTTATTGATCTGTTCTCGGTAACTAATGACCTTACTCATATTGCTGACAACAGGTTCTCTGCTCCATCAATAACAACTACCGGGGATGATTACTACCTGATACTGAAGGTTCTTTGCTACGATGCCTCTGCGCCACCTAGGGTATTTAAGGGTGAGGCTGAGAAGGTACATCAAAGTAAGATAACCATGCTCAACAACTCGATGCTGACAGCTCCATCTGAGCTGTTCCCGGCATACACATTAGACGGAGACACCATCACTGTATTCCCATCTACATTCGATGCTCCAACCGAGGTTGAGTGTAACTACATCAGGTATCCTAAAGATCCTAAGTGGACCTATGTGTCACTGACGAATGGGGAGCCAACCTTTGATCAGAGTGCTGCAGACTTTCAGGACTTTGAGCTTAGCATAGAGGATGAGGTTACATTGGTATTAAAAATATTACAGTACGCAGGAGTATCTATTAGAGAGGCTGAGGTATATGGCTTTGCTAACTCGGAGGAGACTCAGGATATTGCTGAAGAAAAATAAGACATGGCGTATTTAAGTGCATATCAGTATTACGAAAACGCAGGAGCAGTTCCTGAGGATGCCAATTGGGGATCATATCAGTATGTAAGCTTGTCTGACATTGTCAACAACTTTATGTTGATGTACTCAGGCAATCATTCTTTGATAAACAACGAGCCTAGATACAAGGTCCTGTTCCACGCGAAGAGGGCAATACAGGAGCTGAACTATGACGCATTCAAAGAGATAAAAGTCCTAGAGCTATCGGTGTGTGATACGCTGAGATTTGTTCTTCCTTCGGATTATGTGAATTGGGTAAGGATATCCATGTATAAGGATGGATACCTACGGCCACTGACTGAGAACATTCAAGCTACCTCAGCTAAGGCATACCTTCAGGACAACAACTGCAAGATATTGTTCGATGCTGCAGGCAATGTGTTGGAGCCTGAGTTCTCAACGCTTGACCTTGAAAGAATTACCGGGACAAAGAAGAGCATCTACCTGAACAAGGGCAGTCAGTTTGACGGGGTAGAGGGATACTGCTGTGATGGCGAGTGGTATTTTGAAAGAGCAATAGGTGCTAGATATGGTCTCAACAACGAGACAGCTAACTTCAACCCTACCTTTGGTATAGACAAGAAGTCCGGAGTGATCAACTTCAGCTCTGACATGGCAGGAGAGCTTTGTGTATTGGAGTATGTGTCCGATGGTATGGAGGGTGGTGTTGATTCAGATATCACTGTCAATAAATTATTTGAAGAGTTTGTGTATGCCTACATCAGGTATGCTATACTAAGCACTAAGCTTGGTGTTCAGGAGTACATTGTAATGAGGGCTCGAAAGGAGAAGTCGGCGTTACTTAGAAACGCTAAGATCAGAATAAGTAACATACACCCGGGCAGGTTATTGATGAACCTTCGTGGACGACAAAAGTGGATAAAGTAGCATGGCTAATATTCAGAGGAACTTTATAAAGGGGAGGATGAATAAGTCGCTCGATGAGAGGCTTATCCCAAATGGTGAGTATGTAGATGCTTTGAACGTAAGGCTAGGCTCAACTGAAGATTCTGAGATTGGCTCTGTAGAAAACACTAAGGGTAATGAGAGACTGTCGGAGCTAACATTTATTGATGGCACAGCCTTGAGTGAAGACGCAAGGTGTATCGGTGCTATTGGTGATGGAGCAAGAGAGACTATCTATTGGTTCGTTCACGATCCCAACTTCCCAATAAGCCCCGCCCTTCCTACCGGGAAGCTAGACATGATTGTCTCTATCAACGTAGAGAGCTCGTTACTTATATACCATGTGATAAGTGTTAACGATGGAGGTAATGTAAACACCTCATTGAACTTCAACCCTACCTACCTGATCACCGGGGTTGATATGGTTGACGACCTGTTGTTTTTCACAGACGACTATAATGCGCCAAGGAAGATAAACATAAGAAGAAATTACACCAACCCTGCTATTGGGGGAGGTGTTGAATACATTGATGGTGGGGGAACAACTGCCTTAGCCGACCTCCTTAAAGAGTCGCTTCTTGTTATAAAGCGGCCACCCATTGCAGCCCCCACCTTCACAACATTTAACTCAGGAGCTCAGGAGAACTTCATGGAGGAGCGATTCATCTGCTTTGCCTACAGGTATCGCTATGAGGACAATGAGTACTCCGCTACCTCTCAGTTCACAGCTCCTGCATTTGTCCCCGGATCATTTGCTTTCGATATAACATCGAAGTTAAATGACGGTATGGAGAACACAATCAACAATGCTACCGTAACGGTCAACTCGGGAGGACCCTTGGTCGTTGGTTTTGATATCTTGTTCAAGGAGGATACTGACAGCACTATCAAGGTTATTGAGAAGTTTGACAAGCAGGTGCTAGGTATTGCAGATGACACTGACTACTCTATTGTTTTTGACAACGGCAAGATATACACAATCCTGCCCGACTACGAGATACTAAGGCTGTATGACAACGTACCACGATTTGCTCAGGCTCAGACCATAATGGGTAATCGTTTGATGTATGGAAACTATGTAGATGGTTACGACCTAACTGATGCTAATGGCAACCCCACGAGGTTCGAGTACTCAGCAGAGCTGATATCGGAGGCTCTTGAATCTACAGATCTTACCACAAGAACGGACTCAGGAACGTACAATATCGACACCCCGGCATACGTTGTCAATGACTCTGTAATGTACATAGATCTTGCAGGGATAGATCTAAAGAGTGGCTCTATCATAGAGATTGATTTTCAATTTGATCATCACAGCTTTACCGGGGGAAATCCAATTGTAACTACTGAGCCGATCAACCTATCTTTCACCTACTACCTACAAAGAGACTATACGAGTGCTTATGACCTAGCCTCTGACGTTAACTTCATTGAGGCTGTTGGGGCGGCCTATAATATACAGCCTGTATCTACCGCTTGTGATGGTATAACTTGGACTGACATTGTCAATTGTCTTATACCCGGATCCTTAGGTTCTTATGAAGAAACTGATAGTGGTATTGACGCAGCAGGTGAGCCGATATCTATTATTGCTAGTCCAACATCTGACGAGATTGGGTTTCAGCTTATAGCTATGCGATTTGTTGACAGCACAGGTGTGGGAGCAGACGCTTATGAATACTACAAGATCAATACCTCAATAGATGCTGCATACTTTCCTCAAGGTACTCCATCAAGCTTGCATAGCAACAGGAGCTATGAGCTAGGAATTGTGTACATGGATGAGTTCAATAGATCAAGCACAACATTAGTAAGCCCTAACAACTCTGTTCATGTTGCCTGTGGATTATCATCTAGCAAGAACTACATAAGGGCTACCATACCTGCTACTCAGAAACCACCGTCGTGGGCTACTAGGTATAAGTTTGTATTGAAGTCTGACCGGGAGGATTACGAGACAATATATAGTTTGTTTTACTACAAGCAGCCAACTACTAACGAGACATATATACTTCTAGAGGGAGAGAACGCTAGAAAGGTTGAGGAGGGAGATAGGTTCATTGTGAAAAAAGATGCTTCGGGTCCTTTGTCCTATTGTGCATATGCTACCGTATTAGAGAAGGAATCTAAGTCTTCGGGCTTTATTGGCTCTGCTCCTGCGGGGGTTTACATGAAGGTGTTAGCTAACAACTTTAATACATCATCATCCGGAAATTCAATAAAGACATTATCAGAGGATGATCAAAGTGGGCGATCAGCAACCGAAAGTCTTTTTGCTTATGTGAGGCTTACAGCTACTGAGGGAGGAGTTGATATTCCTGTTCCTCAAGGATCTTTGATAGAGCTAGACTTTTTAAACGAGAGGAAAGGTACGGGTAGAGACAAGTGTGTGGCTAGAAGGTTTAGGTATTTTAATAGGTTCACAGCAACAGCAGACTATGACAACCTTCAGGATTGGTGGGAGGCAAATAATATTGATGCATTATTGCTTGATGTTTATGATCCTACTGATTCGAGTAACAATGTCGAGCCTGTTGTTTGCCCTTCAATAACGGGAGGAACCTCAATACCTGATTGCTCTCAGACACTTGCTGATCAAATAGCAAGTGTAAGCCCACCGTTTGTTGATTCTACTAAGATGTATTTTCAGTGGCAAAGAAGTGGAGCTAATCTAGAGCTGTCAATAATGTCTAGTGGATCATGTACGGGTATATCAGGAGAGGACAAGAGGGAGGTTATTTTAAAGGCTACCATAACAGTAACTAGTGCTCAGGATATTTTGATATTTGAAAGTTCTCCACAGGACACTCAGCCTGATGTATTCTACGAGGCTGATGGCTCGTATGCAATTGACTCCTCCGGGTTCCACAGTGGAAACGTGCAGGACCAAACAGCAACACTGCCTGCTATAATAGATACGACATTCTTTAACTGCTTTACTTTTGGCAATGGAGCTGAGAGCTACAAGATCAGGGACTCGATAACCGGGAAGGACTTTGACTTAGGCAATAGAGTTTACTCAACCTCAGCGCAGGACTATAAGGAGGCAGACAGGTTTGCTGACATGACCTATAGTGGTGTATACAATGATGAGTCAAATGTCAACAAGCTAAATGAATTTAACCTAGGGCTATTAAACTTTAAGCCACTAGAGGATTCTTTCGGTCCTATTCAGAAGATGGATGGAAGGGAGACTGATGTATTGGTATTACAGGAGGATAAGATATCTTATGTCCTTGCCGGGAAGAACCTACTATCCGACTCGGCAGCAGGGGGAACAATAGCCTCTGTGCCTGAGGTCTTAGGTACTCAGATAGCTCGTACCGAGGAGTATGGTATAAGCTACAATCCTGAGAGTTATGTCTCTTGGGGGTACGACAAGTATTTCACTGATGCTAAAAGAGGTGCTGTTATACAGCTAAGGGGTAATGGTCAGAACGAACAGCTTACCGTAATATCAGAAGCGGGTATGCGCTCTTGGTTTAGAGACCTGTTCAACGAGTCGTTTGCTACACAGAAGTTGGGAGCGTTTGACCCGTACATGAACGAGTATGTGCTATCGTCCAATGACATAGACCTACCAATAGAGGTTCCTTGCGATAACTGTGGCATTACAAGAACAATAACAATGAATCCTCAAGAGACCGAGGAGTACTGCGTCTACGTTGGTTTCTTGGTTGGAGATGTAAACATTGACTATGTCGCTCCAACGGGTAGTCCTACTTTTAGGATTACAGCTACGTTTAATGGGGTTTCTCAAACTACGGGATTCATAAGTGGGGCGGGTTCACTAACCCCTCCAATTCCTAAGAATGTAGTTGGGGTTACGGAGGTAAGTATATTAGTTGAGTCACTAACATTCACAGGAACCAAAACAATAGATATAACAACCTCTTGTGTTGATGCTGAGGAGATAACGATAGTTGAGGTATGTGTTACTAGCGACTCGGACGCAGGGAAGTTTATCCATAACGAGTATAGATGGACTGACGGGGTATTTGTATCTCCCATCCATTCTGAGCAGGTAACTTTTGCTTCAGGTACAAGTAACCCATTGGTATCAAGATACAACTCGATAACAGGTCTGCAGGGTGGTGGTGTTATCCCGGCTGACTCAGCTACTGTTAGTATCATATCCAATAAGTTTGGTATTGATAACTACGATGTAGACCCTACAAGTGATGTGTTCTCTTACCTAAGAACTAACACACTGTACAACAATACCCCATCAGAGATAAAGACATTACTCGATGCTGCATCAGGAAATAACATTACACCAACAGGCTCGACTCCAACCTTCCAAGGAGACTTTACAATGCCTGCAGCAGGGCAGT